CCCGTGCCGCACCTTGCTGGGCAAGTAAATTCGACACATTTGTGCCTGTTTCCATACCCGCTTCACCAACTCCTGCGGCTGATGCTTGCCCAGTTTTTACCAATCCACCCAAACGCCCATACTGCTGTTCGATCAAACTGGACAGTAATTCTGGCCTGAATTGAGCCAATGCGCCTTGAATATTGCCACCCCTCAAACCACCAGTGGCTGATGCCCGTTGCAGTAATGCTTCCTCACCCTGCTGTGCAAGTGTTTGGAAAGTCTCACCGCCACGAATGCGCTCAATAGCGGCTTGCTCCGCTTCTGGCCCTGCAAGGCCAAGAAATGCTTGCTGTGCTTCTAAGGCAGGTACACCAGCTTCTGTATAAGGCTTCAATAAGGCTTGCAAAGCATCAAACTGCCTCCGCTGTTCTTCGATACCAAGTCTTGCTGATTCAACTTGTGCGCCAGCCGCGCTACTTGCGGCTTTAGCTTGCTGTGAACTGCCGATAAGTTGACTTCCACCTACTACTAGGGCTGTTATTGGATCAGGCATCGCCGAACTCCTTTAAATAATCTTCTAGCGTTTCGCCATATAAAGCCATCACATGATGACCGTGCTTGGTAGCAAAACCAGCCCCATGCACCAGTGAGACCGCCATCAAAATCAAATCGTAATACCCAGCTCGCCACATGAACGACTTGGCATCTGCTTGTTTATTGCGCTCTGCCGTGTCCGAGGCTTGCCACTTGAGAATCATTGTCGCCAACAAGGGCGTTAAATGGCTGCTGTTGCCGATAAAAAATGCGTTCTGGTGCATACCCACCAGCGTGTTCCAAATGGCCGCATTCAGGTCTTCTCGTGCTACTGGATCGCCATCTGCTACGTCATCAAAGACTTGGATTGCGTCATAGACCATTACCAACCACTCAACGGCTGGCTGGGGAAGCATAAAAACCTTGGTCAGGTTCTCTCGCAGTCCATCGGTCATGCACAACTCCTATACAGGGCAGGCCGCTGGATGCCAGAACTCAGCGACTGAATTTTCGCACAAATTGACAAAAGGTCAATCCTCATCTTCTTGATCTTCCCAAGCCTGACAAACCCGCATATCGTTGCAGATAAAGTCCAGCTTTTCGCAGTGACCCCTGAACCCTGCGCCCTTGTCATAAGCCGCCATTGGGATGCGCTCAATTCTGACTTGGGTCATAAAGCTGTTGTCGTAATACTCGCAGTTTGAGCAATGCTTGCGCCGTGCGTCTTTTTCATCGCACTGCATTGCCTCTGCCAGTCCTGCGTAGAACTCCTTATTTGAGCCAGCCTCATTGGTGGGCATTTCAGGACCATAGTTCCAGTCAGCCACCGCAATGGCATAGTTCTTTTTGTTTTGGGCATTGGTCAAAAACTCCTCTTCCATCGGCAGGCCATTAAAGCCCCTTGGAATAACCATAAACTCTTTCATGCTGTTCTCCTTAACTTATTTCTCGGCCTGATGCTCGGATTGTTAATGATGTGGCTGCGCTGGCAATCGTGGATATGAAACTACCAGACTCCAATGCTTGACCAACCAATTCAGGGAATGTGTAGGTCTCATCTGGCGCAATGCTTCGTGTGTCCACGATCAGATTGGTTACGCCTGCTGTGCCACCACTTGTAACCAAGTTAACGCTGATCGTCACATTGCCTGCGGTGGTATTAGTGGCAGTGAATTTGTCAATGATCGCTTTACAGTTCACAGCTGTGTACTGCGTAGTCTGTGTGCCTTCAGCCTGTTTTGGTGGTATCAGCACCTTAATTGATACGGTCATTTCATACTCCTTATGTGGCTTCGCCACCACTTGCGATGATTGTGAGGCCAGTCGATGCCGCCTGAATTTGAATAGTGTCGCCTGCGTTCAATACTTCAATGCCGTTGTATTGCAAGGCATTAGCAGTTGGCACAGGCACATCGTATAGAAAAGCATTTCCAGTTCCAGCCGAACCTGCGGATGGCACTAAAAATACTCGCACATTGATGGCGGCTGCCGTTGTATTGGCAATGCTGAATTCTTTGAGCAGAGTTCTGGTCGAGGCTGGCACTGTGTAAAGCGTAGTCACGCCAGTGGTGATGGCGGCTTGGCCTAATTTAACAGGGGTAATTACATCGAAAGCCATGTCAGCACCTGATTAGATCGCACCCGTTGGGTTTGGTTTGCATACGGCAAGATGCCATTTACATCGTGCTCCAGTTCGATATTATTACGCACAGGGGCAAGTGCAAGCAAATCCAAGGCTTGAGCCAATCTTGGAATAGCATCTAATGCCTGTTGCACCTTGGCATTTAGCACAGCATCATCGACTGCGGTATCTTGCGCCAAAGCACTTAATTGTGCTAATGCCTCGTTTGCTGTTGCCGCTGCCGTGTCTGCCTGATATTCAAAATCAGTTCCAATAATAACTTGCAATTGGTCAACAGTTGAAAACAGCAATTCAAACTGTCTGATCTGTTGTTGGTCGGTCAGGAATGCCGCGAGTTGATCTCGAGTCAGATTAAGTTTGCGGGAGACTGGTGCGGTTGCCATCAGTACGCCAATGCTTCAATCTGCGCCTCTAAGCGCACATAAGACACATGGGCATCACTGTCGCCACGGAAACGCTGGATGCGCCAATTCCTCATGTGACCCTGCTGAAACCATGCAAGACGCTTCTTGCGGTTGCCAATCGTGCCGACAGCAATGAACTTTTCCTGTGAATAGATTTGCCCATCCAGCGAGTAACTTGTGCTGATTTGCGGGTTTTCGCCTAGCGCAATGCTTCCAGTCAAGCTGACCAACTCCATCTCGTTAAAGATTGCCCCGTTGCTCTCGTTGTAAACAATCAACGTGCCAAACTCCCATCGCACCTGTTGCCCCCAGTGGTGGCCTGTGTCCTGCACCAAGTAACCGATGCTGGCGCTTTGCGGGTCACCCACCATCCACTTGTCGTAAACCCAAACCATGTTTCTTGCTCGGTATTGTCCAAATCCAGCCAAAGTTGTAGTCAGGGTAAACCAAACCGCCGTTTCTAAGGCTTTGGATGCAGAGGCATCAAAGACTATTGTGCGGTCAGGCAGATGGACATACAAATGCTCATGGTTCTTGTCGTTCCTTGCCTCCAGCTTGACCAAAGCCAATTGCGCCTCGGTGTACTCCAGCAGGAGATTGTCGATTTCTTGTGTGCTGATTTTTTCAGTCACGGCGGCTGCCCCAACATAAATGCCTGGCGCTTCATTCCTTGCACTGCCCAAAAAAGCAATGCGGTCAATAAACACACAGCACCCTTGAGTGCCAATCACGCCCTTTTGTATCTGTGCGCCATCAATTCGTGCAAATGGAAACAAATCCCCACCCACGTTGTCGAACACTTCAATCGTGTTGCGGTTTAGCGCATAGATTTCGTTTCGCAGCTTTAGCAAAGCCACCACAGGGTCAGGGTCAACCTCTGAACTGCCGTATTTCAGCGGATTAACTTGGGTCGGGTCTGACAGTTCAGTGACCACCAAGAACTCGCCATCCGTTGTCATGAAGTACCCATCCACCCACACGACATCTAGCACCACACCCAAGTCAGGATCGGTCACTTGGGTCAGGGTCGAGCCATCCCAGTAATACAGTCGCCCACCTGATGCAATCGCCAACTCATCAAAACTGTAATCAAAGGTCACCAGTTGATTGGTTGGACCACCCACATCGCCCAACACGGTCACTGCCCCTGCGCTGTTGATTTCCACCAGCTTTGTACCCATGACCCGATATAACTCGCCCTGCCAGTTGATGCCGCCACGGTCAATGCCTGGCCCTGTGCCGTTGGACACAATCCCATCGCCTGGTCTCAAAAACCCATTGCTAATGCCTGATTGCTTTGGCACAGGCACAAGGTTGACTGGGTAACTGGTACGCAGTTCAGGGGTGCTGTCGGTGTAGATGCCGTTAAGAATAGGTATTTGCATCACTTAGCCTTGTTGCGTTCAGAGATGCGCTTTGCCTTAGCTTTGGCATCTGCCTTTGATGATGCGCCCCAAGCCCTCAAACTCAAAAGCAAGCGGGTAGGCTCACCGTCTTTGTATTCAGGACCTGCATTGCCCCCCATACGAGCTAGAAACGATGCTCTGCGTGGGTTGTCGCCTGATTTGACTGGTGGCTTGAGGTTCATGCCTTCAGCCTTTGCCGCAGCCCTGCCCTTGGCGTTCAAGCCGCCTTTAGGGTTCTGGCCTTCTTTGCGTGCATAAGCTGGCGTTTTCATCTGAACCCCTTAATCTTTTCGGCAATCTTTTTAGGCTGCTTGGCAAACTGCTTACCTGCTTTGGTAGCCTCAC